AACTCTAATGGTAATGTCATTGTAATAGGAGATGAACCTTTCCAGAATAAAAAATAAGACTGGAATGCCTTGTCTTTAAAATACTGAGCAACCTTAGAGACTGGACCAAACTCAAATATATCAGCATCCCACGTACTTTCAACAGCAAACTGAAACTCTTCTGGTAAGTACGCAATTACATCACTTTTAGGAGAAGCTGAAGAGTGTATGAATACTCTATACTTCTCATTACGTTCAATAGTGCGTACATCAAAAGAAGGAGCTTCTCCTCTAGTTAACTTCTCTCGTACTTTATCCCTTATAGATTGAAGATATGCCATTACCTAACTCCTGAGTTTATCAGCATCATATTCGAATCATTCAGAACTACTGGAATCTCGTCGAGAGCTTTTTTAAGTTCTCTGAACGTTAGAGCCTTGCGAGATTCTGTAGTTTGTTGTCCTGTTTGAGACTCTTGTATCTTAACTAACTTGTTAACAGAGTTCGTGAGCTCTTTCATTGCATTAATCTCAGACTGCCAGTACTTAGTTTCCTCTGACTTGGATAATACAGGTTCCTCTTTCTTAGTAGGAATGTTAGCTTTGAACAACTCATTAGCATTCTCAATATCTTTTCTAGAAGGACTTGTATCTTTAGAGAATACAGAAGTCATACGAGCTCTGAAGTCTTCATATAACTTTACAGGCCATCCTACTATATAATCTTTTATCTTAACGAGATTGAATTTAATAGGATCAATCCAAGAGTCTAAACTCATGTGAGTTTCAATCCATTCTTTAGTATCTGAAATAGAGTCACCTAGAGAAGTCCACATTCCATTTAGAAAATCTGTAATAGGATTCCATACAACATTCTTGAACCACGTATACTTAGACTTCAGGTTTACTCCTACAGAATCAAACATACTTCCAAGCCACTTCTCATACTTAGTCCAGACTTCCTTAAACTTACCATATCCAGGAATGAACTCATAACCAACCCAGTCAAACATCTTTCCCATGAACTTAGTAAATGGATCATGGATAGTATTCTTGTACCATTCATAACTATTCTTCAAAGTAGTGCCTGGACTCTTCCACATGTCACTAAAAAATCCAGTTACAGGACTCCAGATAGTATCCTTGAACCAAGTGTATCCTTTTAGTAGCATACCTCCAGGATCATTCCACATATCACCGAGGAATCCAGTTACAGGAGTCCATACACTATCTTTGAACCACTTATATCCTTTTAGTAACATACCTCCAGGATCATTCCATAACTTCTTAGTAAAGTTAACTATGGGATCCCAAATACTACCTTTGAACCACTCATACCCTTCTGAGATCCAACCACCCCACCTGTGCCAATCCATTGCAAAAGCTTTTCCTACAGGTATGAATACATTCTTAGAAGCCCAGTCATACGCTTGCTTAATAGTTCTAGCAGATCGTAGTATTTCTTTAGTGATTCTTTCTCCTCCAATAGCTCCTAGTAATACACCGATACCAGCTCCAATCAACGATCCAACTGGACCAAATATAGCTCCTATAAGAGCTCCCTTTGCAGTTCCAGTTAGTAATCTCGTACCTATACCACCAATACCTCCTAATCCATAACCTACAGCTCCAGCAATTCCTGCTTCTTTGTATCCAGCATAAGCATCTTTACCAACTAGTATTCCTCCAAGAAGAGGAAGAAGACCTAACTTCAAGAATTTTAGTAATCCAGCTGCAAATCCACCTCCTACCAACCACTTCCACATACTTCCTATAGATCCTGACACTTTTGCCAATGCTGCTCGTAATCCTCTAAAAGAGAACCACAATAACGTGTACAACTCTTTCTTCATCCAAGTAAGAGTTCTAGCACCAGTTTCATAGAGTTTACCAAGACCCTCTCGTATTGGACCGAATTCGGCGATTTCTCCAAGTGCTCCATACATTGGACCAAGGAATCCAAGTCCTATCATTCCTTTAAGTTGTTCTTTGAAGTTAGAATTTAATATAGGCATAACTGCAGTGTTCTGCACGATATCTTTTAAGGACGTTCCAATTCCTTTCAGTCCACTCCGAATATCCTTCGTACTTTCTTCTCCTAGTTCATCACCAGGAATTTCAGGCTTCTGAAATTGAGATCTAAAATTGTCGTCTACTGCAGCCATAATTATTTATCCTCTAAAACTAAGTCCGCTAGCCTGTCTTTTAAGTGAGATTGGACATCTCTTTCTCTTCTCTTTTCTTCTGCTCTAGTAATCTATTGTACAGCCAATGGTACTCGTATGCATCCATGTTCTGCAAATCTGAGTAAGACTGCCCCATAAAGTACATAGAGTTAAATTGAGTTTCGAGAATTGATTCCAGACTCTGACAGGCTGGGAAGAAAAAAATCTAAGTTAAATGGTATAGGCACGTTACTAGACTCTCCACACTTCTTACATGTGAACGTAACCTTGTTATCAACTCCATGGAAGTACTTATTCTGGAATGATCTAATCTCCATAAAATCTTTAGAGCTCAATCCATCACAATACATAATTTTCTCACCTAGAGATTTCAAATCCTCCTTAACTATGGAAGCTGCATACCGTACTACCCAGTCATCAATCTCAGGATCTTTTGAAGTACTCAAGTACTTGTCAATATTCATCTCATCTCGAATTCTGAGCAATCGACATCCAATTGAGTCTCCTGAGTCTGGTAAAGTTATGGTAACAGGTTCTTCATAATTAGGAGGAATACTCGTAACAGGAAGCCCCTCTAGATTAATTACAGTTGTACTTTTTCTACCACAGTTAGGACATTTAACGGTAGATTCTAATTCAGGATAATAAGAATTAACACGTTCCCATAAAAGAATATAATTCCTATCTGATAGTGAGAGATCCTCTATATTTATCTCAGTTTCTATCACACTACTCAGAACTTTCAATGTCATTTCATTGAATCTTTCACTCGTGATAGCAGCTATATACTTTTCTTCTCTAACTCTGTAAGGTTTGATACTTACAACTTCTGGATATCCTAACTTTCCCCTAGAAGGTAGAGTCAGGTCATGATAAGTTAAATCCATAATTTTACTCCTTCTTAATATTTAAATTATTATACTATTTTCCACACTGAGTCCACACTGAATGATACGTTATAAATTAATATATTATTCTCGTCATAGTCAGGTTCCAATGAACCTAGACTCTTAGGAAACGCTCCAGTAGCTTTGTATTGAGTAGTTAACGTACCATTGGAGTCTAAGTAATGTAATACAATTTGCTTCTTGTATGTTCCTGGATACTCGTAACAACCGTCAGGTCTACGTATACTAGTAGCCCACTTACGTAGATACTCTCCTACAGTACCATGTTCGTCTTCTCTTAGTACTATAGTAACTTCAGAGACGTCTTGTACTGCAGGATAGTACTCCCTTGTACCTTCATATATCCAAGCATCAGTCTCGTACATCGTAAGTGGAAGTGTACACTTAGAAGCTCTCATAGTTATAACATTCTCAGCTCCTTGTATATAAACTTTCCATCTATAACTACGTTGATACTTGATTAACCTCTCACGAATATCTTCTAATGTAATAGGAGCATTCTGTAGAGTTTCAAGAGTCGTCCTCGTTATAGATTGATTAAAAAACTTTAGAGCCATAACTACTGTAACTCCCAATAATCATAGGACAGAGTAACGTCAACTTTTATAGTCTCAGAAGTCGTATAGTCAAGAGCAACGTTAGGCATACTCATCGGCCAGCATCCTATTAACTTTACTCTCCTATATGTGTCTCCCCGTGATGTTAGTAACGTCAAGTACGCATCAGCTGTATATACGTCAAGTCCTATCCTTTCTCTTAGAGAAGCTCTAATTGCATTGTCTATATTATTTAACACAGTCTTAGCACTCGCAGTAATTGCAGCTTTCAATGCAGCTGCATCACCTCCAGATAACGTACCTAGAACTGGAGAGCTTTTAGCTACACACATTAGATGCCAGTCATTAAGTAAAGCTGTAGCGTTACCTTCATCAGATTCTTCTATCTGGAAGGATATAGGTTCGTACTTGTGCTTCCCTGGTATTGATATAGACCCATCTCCGTAACCTAACTCAATTGGTTCTATAGTGAATCCTGGTATTTGAACGTTCTTAACATGAGTTCTGAGGAATTCGTCTGAACCTCCAACAATAGTTGTACTACCTGGAAGTAAAGGTACATAGAACTCCCATAAGTAAGTCATACCTGGATTAGTTAACTTACGGAGCTGAGTAATTGACATATCAGCTGGCATAGATTATAAATCCTTTACCCAATAATCATACGACATTGTTACGTCAATCTTGATAGTATCAGACATTGTATAATCCAATGTTACATCTGATATCTCTTGTGGCCATGCTCTAACAATTTTCATCCTTCTATACTCTACTCCCTCAGTTGTTAGGAGGGATAAGTATATGTCAGTTGTGTACGTATCGTCAGCAGCAGTAGCTCCAGTTTCTGGGTTAACACATAGATCCCTCCAATTGATAAGGAGATCCATTGCATTTCCTTCTTCAGACTCTTCAAGTTGAAATGTCATAGTCTGAGTAAATGGACCACGACCTGGAACTTTTATTTTATGAGCTTTGTGATGGATCTCAATAGGCTCATTCGTATATCCAGGTAACATGACATTCTTTGCATGAAGTCTTATGAACTCTGCATCTCCACCTCCTGGAACATTGGGAATAAATAACTCCCACATATATGCACGCCCAGGCTTTGTTAGTTGCCTCAGCTGCTCTATACCTAAATCTCTAGTACTCATTAGTTTAACCTCCCTATACTACTAGCTCAGTGAAGCTTGCACCAGTTCTAGTTATTATAGCTCTTAGCTGTATGAACTCAGCAACTTGTTGAGGCTTCACATATATGTCAACATGTAACTCGTGAGCATCTATAGTAGAATCTGAATTGTTAGTGTCATCGCAGACTACTAGATACTCTTGAACAGCTCTATCAGCTTTCCTTTGAGCCATATAACTCTCGATCATTTGTGTGATTTGTAATCTACTGAACGTATCGTTAGGCTCAAACACATAATTCTTCAGGCTACTAGAAATTGCCAACTCCATACCTGTTATAGATCTACGAACATTAATCCTATCTAAGTTTCCAGGAGTTGTAAGTAAAGTCTTCTGACCCCAAACAGCTATACCCTCTGGCATATACCTTATAGGATTAATTTGATAGTCACTATATAGAGTTTCCATTTCCCCAGCCGTAAACACTGTAGTAACACCACACGCTGAATTCAGATTACCTCTTTTCAATCCAGCTGGAGCATATGCATCATTAGCAACATAATCATTGTACGCATACAGTCCTGCTACGTAGCCAGAAGGAGGAACTTCTACTAATTTATCATTATAATTGTCATAAACCTCTAACCA